TATGATGCTCTAGATATAGTAAGTATCAGTAAAGAAGGAGCATTTATAGCGACGCTTGCAGATATACTTACAGTTCCCGATTTTTATGAAGATGCTAATTGTGTTGGGGAGAATCAAGACTTATTTTTTCCAGAGCGGGGGAGTTCTACTGTAAAAGCAAAGAAAATCTGTAGTGAATGCAAAGTCCAAAAAGAATGTCTAGAATTTGCTGTAGAGAGAAAAGAAAGGTTTGGTATCTGGGGTGGTAAATCCGAGAGAGAACGAAGAGCCATCAGGCGAGAACGAAGACTACAAGAAAAAAAGGCGTAACTATTATTGGGAGATACAACAATCTCCTTATGATTTTCCAGACCTAATAGGTCCAATGTCCAGAGATGAAGTATTTAAAATGCTTATTGATGAGGGATATGAGATACCATTTAGTATTAAGAGGTTGAGAAATGTCAACGAGTAAACTTGTAATACTAGATTTTGAGACTACTGGAGCAAATGTAACAAATAATCCAGATAAGAAGTGGGGATATTTCAAAGGCAAGATTTGGTACGACCCCATTGAATTAGCAATGATTGATATATCATCTGGAAAAGAGTATCACTGGTTTATTGAACCACCTGAAATGTTTTTAAAATATCCTTGGGCTACACATGTTCACGGATATACTGCTGATAAATTTATTAAGAGAGATGATTTAGTAAAGTTTCAAGATATATACCAAGATATATCAAGAGTTCTTGTAGGAAAAACTGCAGTAGCTCATAATGCTTTAGCTTTTGACAAAGTAGTTCTCGAACAAACGTGCGAACAATACAACCTTTTAGTCCCATTATGTGAATGGAGAGATACAAAACTTGAAATCAAATCTTTATACCCTGATAAATCTAATAAGCAAGAAGATATTGCGATGTGGATGTTGGAAGAAACCTACGATGCCCACTCTGCAATTGAAGACGTACGTATGCTGAAAAAGATTGTGGAGTATATTGACAGCAAACCTGAATGGATATTTGTTTGATTAGTATATAATCCAAATGTAATCATCTATGGAAAACACGCCATAGTAGAATATTTGAATTAAGCCCGTCCAGTGAGGCGGGCATTCAAATGCTTGACACGTATGGTAATCTGTTAACACGATGATTCAAGATATTTTATACTCTGGCTTTAGATTCAAACTAGAAAAATTAGAAAATGATTACCTTGTAACAATGTTCAAAGAAAATCAGATTGTTGATAAGTTTATTTCGCCTTTCTCTGATGAAAGAATTTTTTTAGTCATAACTAATTTTCTAAATAAATTTTATTCTGTGCCTATGTTAAATACCACGAGGAATATTGGGAAGAGGTAATATTAAATTGTCGGCATCCACACCGACCTCCTCCCATCATCGGCTCTTCTAAGGAAGAGCTGTATTCAAAAGAACTTATCTGTATAATATAAACATGCCAAGATACGACTATCAATGTATAAGCGAAGAATGCAAACTTAATGCAGAGATTTCTCATTCTATAAATTCAGACCCAGAGATAAAATGTCCTGCTTGTAAATCTATTATGAAAAGACTTATTTCTAAAAACGTAATGTTTGAAACTCCTGTTGATGTAGAATGGGAAAAAGACCCAAGTGATTTAACTGTTTCTTCTTACAAGAAATATACGGAGGCAAAGAAAAGAAAGTATAGGTGGTAATATGTCAGGCTTTGATATGCGTGATGACGAAACGTATTCAGAATACAAATCAAGAAAGCTTAGAGAGAAAGGTCCAGGTTTCAATGTAGCCATGGGACAAAAAAGATATAATCCAGATGACCCTAAGAAAAGTGAAGCTGCACAAAGGGCAAGGAGAAATAGAAACAAAGGTCGTCGTAAACAAAATTTAGCTAGAAAAAAACTAAAGATACCTAATACAAAGTTTCGTTCAATGATGGGACATGAAGAAAGTTGGTTAGGTCATGTACGAGTTGAAGTAAAAGCTGGTAAACAAGTTCAATCATTATGGACAAAGTTCAAAGCAGCTAAACAACAATCTGATGAAAACAATTCTGCAATAGGAAATAACAAACCTTTTATATTTGTTGCAATGCCTGATGGAACTACTGATGGTATGGTTGTTATGGAGTTGGATAAATTAGAAGAAACAGTATTTGCTTTACTAGAAACTTGGGATGAATACGAAGGAGAATAATGCCAAGTTATTCTGCAGTACTTCCGAAACTACATGAAGCTCAAGAAACTGTTGCAAATTCAGAAGCAAGATGGAAAGTACTTTGTGCAGGAAGAAGATTTGGTAAAACCAGACTAGGTGTTCAATTATGTATTCAAGCTGCACTTGAAGGTAAGAGAGCTTGGTGGGTTGCTCCTACATTTGCTATAGCACGAGTTGGTTGGAGAGCTATTGAAGCAGCAGCTATGTCTTTTCCTCAAGAGATACGACCCAAAGTTTCTATTGCAAACATGGAAGTCTTTTTTGAAAATGGTGGATACATCGCTGCAAAGTCTGCAGATAATCCACAAAGACTAAGAGGTGAAGGTCTTGACTTTCTAGTAATGGACGAAGCTGCATTTATTAAACCTGAAGTATGGAGAGAAGTTCTAAGACCTACACTTACAGAAAGAAAAGGTTCTGCTTTATTTATATCTACACCAATGGGTATGAACAACTGGTTTTATGATTTATGGACAAATGCACAAGATGATGAAAACTGGGAAACATTTAGATTTTCTACTACTGATAATCCTGCAATAGACCCTGATGAAGTTGAAGTAGCTAAGAAAGAAGTTGGTTCAATAATATTTACACAAGAGTATCTTGCAGAGTTTGTGGATAATGGACAATCAATAGTTAAACCTGAATGGATATCGTATTTTCAAAAAACTGAAAATGGTTTATGGCAAGCAAAAGGTATAGAGTATGACCCATTAGAACTTACACATTTCGGAGCAGCAGATATTGCAGTCACTACGGCAGAAACATCGGATTACACTGCAATTATAGATTTTGCAAAACATAGTGATGGCACTTTATTTGTAAATGATGTAAAACAAATTAAAGTTGAGGGACCTGATTTAGTACCACAAATATCAGAGATGTACCAAAGACATGGATGGACTCATGTAATTTTAGAAAAGGTTGGACTTTCAAAAACTGTTTCACAAATGCTTCAAAGAGAGGGTTTTAGAGTACAAGAATTTCCTGCAGATAAAGATAAAATAACAAAAGCTTTGCCATTATCGGCTAGGATGGAGGCTGGAGATGTTTTACTTAAAGCAGAAGCTCCATGGCTACCGACCTTGGAAAGGGAACTATTGACGTTTCCATTAGGTTCGCATGATGACATGGTAGATGCTTTAGCACTAGGAGCACAAGAAATGCAAAAAAGAAGAACATGGGAAGCTTACTAGTAAATGGCAGAAGATAGAAATAGATTTTTAAAAGCCTTTGATGTAATCAGAGGTAGAGAAGAAAAAGCTAATTATAACCAAATGTTTGGTAATGATGTTTCTGTATATGGATACAATACAACATCAGGTTTTTTCGAATCAGATAAGTTAGCCGAGATAGGAGATGGTTCAGCAAATTCTGCTGTTATTGCATGCCTTAATGTATTATCAACAGCTTTCTCTGAACCTACAATGAATGTTTGTAAACCTGATGAATTCGGGAATATGGATAAAATTGCTAATCATCCTGTAGCAGAATTATATGCTAGACCTAATCCATACATGTCAGCTGGTTTGTTAAGTCACTATATTGTTTTGGCAATGAATACAGTTGGTGATGCCTTTCTTTACAAAAATAAAAATGCTCAAGGTCAAGTAGTACAACTTGTTCCAATAATGCCTCATCTTGTTGAAGTTAGAGGCAACCAAGAAGAATTGATTACACACTACGAATATTATCAACATGGTAAAGGTGGAGAAAACATGAAGATACCTGTTGATGATATTGTACATATCCGACAAGGAATAGACCCTAATGACCACAGAAGAGGTCATGCTCCATTAAAAGGAGTATTAAGAGAAATACTAGGAGATGAAGCTGCAGGTCAATGGTCAGCTGCTCTATTACACAATATGGCTGTACCTGGAGTTGTTTTATCTCCAAGGAATGATTCTCTTGGTGGACCAACAAGAGAAGAAGCAGAAGCTATTTCTGAATCATACAAACAAAAGTTTGGTGGTGCTAATAGAGGAGCTCCTATGGTTTTATCTGGTTCAATGAATGTTGATATAGTTTCTTTTTCACCTGACCAAATGAAGCTACAAGAATTAAGAAGATTACCTGAAGAAAGAATATCAGCAGTTCTTGGAGTTCCAGCAATCTTAGCTGGTCTAGGTGCTGGACTTGATTCAGCAACATACAATAATACAAGAGAATTGAGAGAATTTTTTACAGAGCAAAAATTAATACCTATGTGGAAGATTGTCTCAAATGAACTTACTCATCAACTTCTCAAAAAAGATTTTGCAGATAATGAGTTAGAATGTATGTTCGATGTATCTTCAGTAAGAGCTTTACAAGAAGATATGGATGATTTATATAAGAGAGTAAACACTGGTGTTCAAGGTGGTTGGATAACAATAGGAGAAGCAAGAAAAGTTGTAGGTCTAGATACTGATGATAGACATGATGTTTACTTAAGACCATTAAATATGATTCAAATACAAGAAGATGGTACACCACTTTTAGAGAGAGATAGATTTTCACCTGATGAAGGTAAAGCTTTATTAGGTTCAGTTGCTTTACCACCTGAATCTACAAGACAAGATGTTATTGAATCACCTCAAAGAATAAATGAAGAAAAGTATGTAGCTCAAATGCCTAATGGTGCTTTCTGTGTTATTACTCACGAAAACAATGAAATTATAAAATGTTTTAAAACAAGAGCTGAAGCAGATAAGTTTTTAGCTGATATGAAAAAATCACAAAAACCAAATGAAAATTTTTTCCTTGAACCTGATGAAATAAAAGTATCTTTTGAAGAAGCAGAGGCTTTACATAATGTTGAGTCTGATAGTTACAGAAGTGAAAAGAAAGAAAAGCCAATCAAGGATAGAACAAATTTTCCAAGTCGTGGTGATGATTTAGCTGTAAGAATTACAAACTCAAAATATAAAATGTTTCCTTTTGCTTTTGCAAAAGATTTAAAAGAAAATTATCCAGAGATTTGGAGAATGGCAGGTACAGGAGGTAATCCTCCTACTGCGTTTACAGGTAATGATGCTTTTGCTAGATGGTCTAAATATCAGAAAGGTGATAGAAGTGAATCTGTTCTTAGTTGGGTAAAGAGAAGAGAAAGATACATGAGTAGACATCAAGGTGATTCAAGATTGAATGGTGTTATAGCCGCTATCAAATGGGGTGGTGTTCTCAATATAGGCGAATCAAAAATGAAAGAAATCATTGCTGAAAGAAAAAAACTTGTAAGAGAAAGAAGAAAGAAATCTTTATCGGTGCAAGGTGAAATACTTGATGAAATATTTGCAACAAAAGTCTCAGCTAATGTAAGAAAAATATTAACTAATAAAGTTAAAAAACATAATGAGAAGAATCCAAAGCACAGGGCTAATTTAAGAACACTAATAGCAGTATTCCGAAGAGGTATTGGAGCTTATAGAACTTCACCAGGTTCTGTCAGGGGTAATGTTGTAAGTGCTGAACAGTGGGGAATGGGCAGGGTCAACGGGTTTATACATGCTTTAAGAACTGGTAGATTTAAGAGAAAACCTTATGATACTGATTTGCTTCCATCATCACATCCACTCTCATCAAAGAAAAGTGGTGAGAAAGCAAGTTCTGTAAGAGTAGGACAATCAGTTAGTTGGTCAATAAACAAAGACCCTCAACCCCCATCGACTGTTCATGGTGTAGTAGTATCAGTAAACGGACAAGAGAAAACTGCGACTATGCAAGTATGGGCTATCTTAGAAAATGGTAAACACAAGAGAACCGATAGAAGAGTAACTCAACCTATATCAAAGCTAACTGTCATAAAGGATATTACAAAAGAAAAGACACTAAATTCTGAGGTAAATGTCTAATATAAACAATAGAACAACTCTGGGAGTTTAATTTAGGCATGCAAGAAAGAGAAATAAAAAACATTAACCTCGAGTTCAAAGAGGACGGCGAGGGTAAGGTATCAGCAGTCTTTTCTGTTTTTAACAATTTAGATTCAGATGGAGACGTAGTAGTACCTGGAGCTATCAAATCCAGGGCAAAATCAGGAATGGTTCCAATGGTATGGGCACATAAATGGGATATGCCAATTGGAAAAGGAATAATCACTGAAGATGGAGACAAAGCTACATTCCAAGGTGAATTTTTCATGGACACAGATTCTGGTCAAGAAGCTTATAAACTAGTTAAGAACATGGGCGATTTACAGCAATGGTCTTTTGGTTATAGGGTCAATGATTCAGAATATGGAAAAATGAAAAAAGATAATTCAGATGATGAACAAGATGTCAGATATCTAAAAGACCTTACA